TCTTATCAGAAAGTTCCACAATTGGAACTGGGGCTTCTGGAGAAATGCGAGTTGTGGTACCATACCAATATTCGTCTAATATAAAATCACCGGTTACATGAATCATATAAATATCTATTTCATAATTAAGGGTTACATTATGGCATTACGAGACTTAGTTAAAGATGTACACGACAAAGCTGAAAATAGTCCCTTTGCTAAATTATTAATGTCAGGAGAAATACCTGAACTGCAGTACGCAAACTATTTATATCAACAAAAAATCGCGTATCGAGGATTAGAAAATCATGCTGATGATTTAGGAATATTAAAAGATATTCTACATATAAAAAGACATGAAAAAATATCTGATGATTTAGATAGTATAAAGTGTATTAAGGATTTTAGAGTATACGACGTTACTCAAGAATACGTCGATTATGTAAAAACTATAGATGAACAGCAATGTTGGGCACATATCTATGTTAGACATTTTGGTGACATGTATGGCGGTAATATGATCTCAAAAAGAATTCCGTATGGCTTACATAGTATGTACCAGTTTGACGGCAAAAAAGAGTTAATCGAATATGTTAGAAACAAACTAAATGAAGACATGGCAGAAGAAGCCAAGAAGGTATTTAAATATGCCACTACATTGTTTATAGAATTAGAGCAAGAATATGATCTTTGAAAAACTTATAGAAACTAGTGAAAAAATGAGAGAGCTTTTAGAATCTCTTTCTACTACTAAACATATACACGATTTTCCGTGGCCTGCAACTACATATTATTCTCCTGACATTTGGCGCAGAGCAGACTTAGACATTATTGATGCGCGAGAAGATCGAAAACTATGGATGATGCATTTGTGCGTCTATCCACATGTTAACGATCCTGCACCGATTTACGGTTTTGATATTATTGCTGGACCAAAGAAAGTAACCGGAGCCTTTCACGACTTTAGTCCTATTGATCCTGATAGTCATATATTATCACAGTTTAAAGAGAATGTACACAGTTTTATTCCATCAAAGAAGAGAGAATTGCCTGATTGGGCAAAGGCTATATTCAGTGGTTCTATGGTTTCAGCTGGTAACGTGAGAGACCCTGACGAATTACAAGAGCTATTAGATCTTGCTGTCAATAACTTAGAATACTTTGTACATAATATAGGACTAAGTACTAAAACAAATTATACTCATAAACATAATTGGTATGCGATCAATCAAAAGAAAAATCCACATACGCCAAGAGTAATGGAAAATATGGGTGTGGCTCCTGATGTGGTTAGGAAGTATATAGACGAATGCCTATTTCCAGAAATTACGTAATTATTGACCGCTTCCCTTAGCAACACGATAATTATCTTCTACTGAATCTGGAGTAGAAACTTCTATAACAGTTCCTTCTTCTAAACATATAAGTTGATGAGGAAGCAATGGTTCGTTTCTCCATACATCACCTGCTTCTAATCTTGATTTTTGTACTGATGCATCAGTAGTATCTATAGTGAGTAAATCAAATTTACCATCTAACACATACCAACTCTCATCTTTTTCTTTATGAAAATGCATAGAGAAACGTGAACCCTTATTGAATTTCATAAGTTTACCACAATACTTTTCATTAGTAGCCCAAATTAGTTCATGGCCCCAACCTTTTTCAATGAAGCCTTCAAGCCTAGTCATTACGAATCCTTTCAATAAATTCTGTAGTAGAGTATCCTATAGTGTATGGTATAATTTTAACTCTGGCTAAATCGTTACCAACAACATTATCTGGTACATAATCACCGCCTTTTGTGATTATATCTGGTCTTATATATTTGATTAGTTCATAAGGCGTTGGCTCATCAAAAATATAAACTCGATCAACGAAGCTTAAACATTCTAGTGCAAACTTTCTGTCTTCTTCTTTGTTTATTGGCCTATCTGAACCTTTTAGTTTGCGTACACTGCTATCGGAGTTAATGCCGACAATAAGTCTTTCTCCCCAAAAGGCAGATTCTTTTAAATAATCTAAATGACCTCGATGTAAAATGTCGAAGCATCCGTTTGTAAATACTGTTTTCATTATCTTATTATAACACACTTCATAAATATTGTAAACCTTTATTATATAAATAGATACAAATTCTTTAAAAGGACTTAATATGGCAGCTCCAGCATCAAGACAAGGATTCATCGATTATTGTCTTCGTAGACTTGGCGATCCAGTTATTGAAATAAACGTGGATGACGATCAGCTAGAAGAACGTGTAGATGATGCCCTGCAAGTGTATCAAGAATTTCATTCAGATGCAACCATTAAAACTTATCTTAAACACCAGGTAACTCAGACTGATGTAGATAATGGTTATATTCCTATCTCATCTGATATTATATATGTATCTAGATTATTACCGATCAATTCTTCGTTCGGATCTTCACGTAATTTCTTTGATATAAAATATCAGCTGATGTTAAATGATATTGCCGATATGCAAAACTTTGCAGGTGACTTAGCTTACTACGAACAATTACAACAGTATCTATCATTATTAGATATGAAGCTAAATGGACATCCGCAAGTAGAATTTGCTAGACGACAAGATAGACTTTATATACATGGATCGTTTGCTGATCAAGAAATAAAAGCTGGTGAATTTGTAGTTGCAGAGATATATCAAATAGTAGATCCAGATACTTTCACAAGTGTGTATGATGATATGTGGTTAAAGGAATATGGGACTGCTCTTATTAAACAACAATGGGGTGCAAACCTAATTAAGTTTGAAGGAATGCAATTACCAGGCGGCGTTACATTAAATGGTCGGCAAATATTTGAAGATGCATTAGGAGAAATAACACAACTCAGAGAACGAATTAGATTAGAACATGAACTTCCCCCTAACTTTTTTGTAGGTTAATATGGCACGCAATATATACTTCTCTGATAAAGTTCGATCAGAACAAAATTTATATGAGAATATTATTATAGAATCGTTAAAGATGTTCGGACAAGACGTCTATTATCTTCCGCGAACTATTGTAAATGAAAATAGGGTATTTGGAGAAGACGTTCCATCTAAATTTAGTAACTCTTACAAGATTGAGATGTACATTGAAAACACAGAAGGATTTGAAGGAGAAGGAGATTTATTCTCTAAGTTCGGTGTTGAGATACGAGATGAAGCTACTTTTATCGTCGCTCGCAAACGTTGGAATACTACGGTTGGTCGCATTGATAACCAAATAGAAGGTGAAAGACCAAGAGAGGGAGATCTAATATTCCTTCCATTGTCTAACTCTTTATTTGAAGTCATGCACGTTGAACACGAACAGCCATTCTATCAGCTATCTAATTTGCCAACATTTAAAATGCGTTGTCAGCTATTTGAATATAGCGATGAAGACTTTGATACAGATCTGGTATCAATTGATGGAATAGAACAAAACAATGCATATGAGTTTGACATAGTACTATCAGGAATATCTGGCAATTTTGAAATAGGCGAACGCGTAGAGCAAACTCTATTAGATGGAACTATTTTAGGAGGCGAAGTATCTAAATGGGTATCAGATATTAATACTCTTTCTATTATACATCTAGGTGGAAATGATGGTAAGTTTCATTTACCATCGACAGGTAGGACTATTACTGGTCAAGAATCAAATGCTAGCGGAACGATTTCATCATTTGTCGAAGACAATCAACTAAGCGGAAATGAACAAAATAACGATTTTGCCGGATTAGATTTTATAGACTTTAGTGAGACAAATCCATTTGGAGATCCTGAATAATGTTTGGCAATTATTATTATCATCAACGTATACGAAAAGCAGTTGCAACGTTTGGCGCTATGTTTAATGACATATATGTTCTTCGTAAAGATTCAAGTGGTGGAGTTATTAGTACACAGAAGGTTCCATTATCCTATGGTCCGCGTTCTAAGTTTTTAGATAGAATCAGAGAATTTCCTGATCTGCAAGAAGATACAAAGGTAGCTATTAAACTTCCTAGACTTTCTTTTGAAATTACAAATATTTCATACGATCCTGCAAGGCAACTACCTAAAGTAAATAAAAGTATTCAGGCAGTACCTGGTTCTATTTTAGCTAGAAATAAAATACAACAAGGTGTTCCATATATTCTTAGCTTTCAGTTAAGCGCATATGCTAAAAATCAAGACGATGCATTACAAATAGTAGAGCAGGTTATACCATATTTTAATCCGCAATATACATTAACGATTCAGCCGTTTGAAGATTTTGATACAATAAAAGAAGATGTGCCTATCATTTTAACTGGAGTAGTGTTGAATGATGAATATGAAGGCGCTATGGAATCAAGACGTACTATTGTTTATACCATGGACTTTGATATGCATGTCATTTTCCATGGACCGATAACATCTAGTGGTATTATTCGTACTGCTATTACAGACGTATTAAATGCGGGGGCAGGTCTAAATGATTCTGACATTCCGCTAGAGAGAATAACAGTAACACCTAATCCGGCTGGCGCCAGTCCAGATAGTGATTTCGGATTTAACACAGATATATTAGGAATTGACAGTGCGTTATGATGGATTCAAACACAGCTAATAATGACTTTGAGTATGCTCGACAGATATATCATGATCTGTTAGCAAAAGGATCTGAGTCAATGGAAGAGATGATGGAGGTTGCAAGAGCAACTGAACATCCTCGTGCCTTTGAAGTTTTGTCTAATATGATGAAAAACATATCAGACATCAATGGTAATCTTATGGATATGCATAAGAAGAAAAAAGACTTTGAACAAAAAGAGCAAAAAGTTTTGCCTCAAGGGCAAACAACTAATAATGTTTTCGTTGGATCTACTTCAGATTTACAGCGTATGCTACAAGATGAAATGATTGATGTTACTCCAAAAGAATGACACATACTTAGGAAACCCTAATGTAAAACGAGACGGAATAGTTACTCAATGGACAAATGAAGAAGTTCTTGAGTACGCTCGTTGTATGAAAGATCCGTCACACTTTGCCACAACTTACTGTAAGATTATATCTCTTGACGAAGGATTAGTTCCTTTTGAATTATATCCTTATCAAGAAAAAATGTTTAATGCGTTTGACACAAATCGTTTTAATATAGTATTAGCATGTCGACAGTCCGGTAAATCTATATCTTCTGTTGCATATCTACTTTGGTATGCACTGTTTCATACAGAAAAAACTGTTGCGGTAATGGCCAATAAAGGTGCGACAGCTCGAGAAATGCTTGGCCGTATATCTCTTATGCTAGAAAATCTACCTTTCTTCTTACAACCTGGCTGTAAGGCTTTGAATAAAGGTTCGATTGAGTTTTCAAATAATTCGCGGATCGTTGCGGCTGCAACGTCAGGCTCTTCGATTCGAGGTATGTCTGTGTCGTTATTGTATTTAGACGAGTTTGCGTTTGTGGAAAATGCTGCTGAGTTTTATACGTCGACATATCCGGTTATCTCATCTGGTACAAATACTAAAATTATTATTACATCTACTGCGAATGGTATTGGTAATGTATTTCATAAAATTTGGGAAGGTGCTTCTCAAGGCATAAACGAGTTTAAACCTTTTCGCGTTGATTGGTGGGATGTGCCTGGACGTGACGAGAACTGGAAAATCCAGACAGTAGCAAATACGTCTCAGCTACAATTTGACCAAGAGTTTGGTAATACATTTTTCGGTACCGGTGATACATTAATTAATGCCGAAACTTTGTTAAATCTTCGAGCAAAAAATCCTATCCGCTATTTAGAAGGCGGTGACCTTAAAATATACGAAGAGACTAATGATGAGCATGAATATATCATGCTAGTAGATGTTTCGAAAGGAAGAGGACAGGATTATTCTACATTTAATTTGATCGATATTAGCTCTAGACCCTTTAAACAGGTTGCTGTTTATCGCAACAATCTTATCTCTCCATTACTCTTCCCTAATATTATATATAAGTGGGCGAATTCCTATAACAAAGCATATGTAGTAATTGAGTCAAATGATCAAGGGTCTCTTGTGACAAATGGTCTTTACCAGGATCTAGAAT